ACCCAACCCATTGGAACCTCGCAAGATGCGCAGCGTTTCGCTACGACTTCGCCATGACGTAGCCTCGCCGCAGGCTGTGCAATTTCCGACATAACCGTCCGGCTATCCAACACTTCAGCTCCTCCCTTGTTCGGTTCTAGCCCGGCCGTCGTTGTACCCTATAGATGATGCGATTCGGCGCGGTGATCGCGCTGTTCGTCCTGGCCGCCTGCGGGTCCAACCCCTCCGGCCCGACCCCTGTTCCGCCCGCCTCCATCACCGTCCAGGGCACCCTCACCGATACCGTCTCCGGGGCGGTGCTGGGCAGCTTTACGCAGACCGTCGCGGCCCTGCCGGCGCTAATCGATGTCTCGGCCTCGGGCCACCTGCCGCGGCGGGCGCGGATTACCTCCGATCGGCCCACGGTGGACCTGATCCCCGACGCGGCCCCGTTCGATCTGACGTTCTATCGGCAACTGGTGCGCGGATCGCTGGATGGGCCGCTGCAGCCGGTGCGCGTGCTGACGTCATCGCCTTCCATCTACTTGCAGCGCACCGGGCTGTCCGATGCGACCGTGGCGGCGCTCGAGCAGGCGGCGCGGGCCGTGGTGCCGGCGCTGACGGGCGGCCGGTTGCAGGTCGCCGCGTGGGAGACCGGCGAGACTGCGCGCTCGCTCCAGAACGGCTGGATTATGGTGGAATTAGTCAACGACAGCGCCAACTGCGGTCGAGCGTTAATCGGTGCAGTCGCCGGAAGAATCACGCTGAACGTGGCGGAACGATGCCTTCGTAACGACACCATCGTGCCAGCCGTATTCCAGCACGAACTCGGACATTCCCTCGGGCTGTGGCATGTATCGGACGGTCTGATGCGGAACCCGACATTCACCAATGCGACGGTCACCGAAGCCGAGCGCTACCACGCCGCGATCGCCTACGCACGATCCGCCGGCAATATCGACGTCGACCAGGACGTGCTGACCAGCGCGGTCGTGGCACCCATGGTGAGCGACTAGCGACGCGACGAGCGCACCTCCCGCAACGACCGCCGCAAATCCTCCAGCCGCGTACAGAGATAGCCGACCTTCCATGTGGGGATCTCCGGCTGCACGCACACCAAGAGGGATCCGCCCCATTCGTTATCAAAATAGATGGCGCTGATCGGATCTGGCGCCGGCGGCACAGGGGCGGCCTTCGCGCAACTGGCGAACAGTAGACCCGCCATGGCCCCGATCACCACCACCGCCGCCACCCAGGCCAGCGCCCGCATCATCGGGGCGGATCCTTCGTCGCCACGACCGTGACGACCGGCCACGTCTTGCCGCAGACGTTGCAATGATGCGCGCGCTCGTCGGTCGCGATCATCGACGGGCGATCCTCGCCACACATCGGGCACAGGGGCCGATCCGCGTGCCGCGTCATTCGTCTGCCTCGACCGGGCGCCCTTTGCGCTTGATGCGCTGGTACGCCTTCCACCACCGCGCCTTGGTCGGCTCGTCCATCTTCACGACCAGCGCGCGGGCACGGCGCGTCACCGTGCGCTCACTGTAGGTCGGGAACCGGCGATGCAGCAGTTCATGGACCACGTATTCCAAGACGGCCGGCCGCGGATCGATGTAGATGGAGTCGCCTTCCTGTAACCCGTAGACCTGCTCTTTGTCGGCCCGCAAGCTGACTTCGTACACCTTGCCTTTGTGCAGCTCGTTCCAGAGATCGTCCAGCGCTGCCCAATCGGCCACGGTCATCCCCGCAACCGATACGCTTTGTACGTAATCAGGCGGCCGTAGCTGTTCTGCTGCCGCTTCGTCGTTTCAATCGCCTTTCCCACCCGGACGAGTGCCTTCAGATGCCCGCGCGCTGTGGCCACAGGGAGGCCCATCATGTCGGCGTATTCGTACTGGGTCAGCGCATCCTGATCGTCCGCCCTCGAGCGGACGCCCGCTTCGTCCAGCGCGCGCAACCACTCGTCGCGAGTAATCCCCGTCATACTTCCTCAGGGCTGCGGTCAAAGCTCCGGACCCACCGCCGGTAATAGAACTCCTCATCGCCCTGCCGAATCAGCACGCCGCCCAACTGCGGCTCACTGATGCGCGCACCGGGGATCTTCCAGACGTACGGCGTTTTTCCCTGCCAGGCCGGCGTGACGAGGGCGGCGGCGTACCCTTTCGCGGAGTTGAGATCCACCGCGATCGAGCGATGCCGGTGGGACCGAACCACGAAATCCGGAGGTTCGCGATTCCAACGCGCGGCTTCGACGTATTCCGCCGTGAGTTCCGCGTTGACCGCCGATGCCTCATGTGCGGCACTCGACGTGGTCCCGATGTGGTGCATCGCGTGGACTAACGCCTCTCCGACGCGCTTCCAGAGATCCCATCGCGCGTGTTGCCCGTGCTGGTTCGGCTTCGCGCCGAGTTTTTCGGCCAGCATTTCCTCGTACACCCCAGACTGCCCCACATGCGCTTGTGTGCCACGCACGTGGTAGTACGTCCCGCCACTGGCCTGACACTTCTCAACTTCCGGCGCCATGACCGCATAGGCGATGTCGAGTTGGTCTTTCATGTTGTGGGAGATTTGAGTGGTCGAGCCGTGATGGACGCCGTCGATCGCGTCCCCGTTGTGGAGCAGGTCGTACGGCTCGCCGCGGGTGACTTCCGGCACCCACACGTCGAAGAACTCGCGCCAGAGTGCCCAGGTTTTGGCTTGAAAGTCGGACTGGCGATACTCCCCGCCGTCATCGAGGCGGATCATGCCGGGCGGGCACAGCCCCAGCCGACATCCGCAGTGCGTGTCCGAGACAATCACTAGGTTGCGTGTCGGCATCTACTCTCCCACCACGACCCACCAGACGTAGGCCAGGCTGGTACGACGGATGGCGGCGGCTAACAGGATGAGCGTGAGGAGCCCACCCGTGAGGCCGAGCGCCACGAGGGCCTTACCGGCCAGCCGCCCCAGCACGACGGGCTACCACATCGCGCACGACGTTCTGCAGCGCCACGACGGCATCGATCACCTTCCGGATCGCCTGCTGCACGTCCGTGTCGTTCACCACATCGCGGCCGATCGAGGCTTCGACGAGCGGGACCAGATCGCTCACCATCGCCACCGCCTCGTCCTGTTTCTCGCTGCCCTTCTTCGTCGTCGCAAACCGCTCGATTGCGTTGACCGCCGTGACGATCAACGGAAACAACTTCAGTGCCCCGGCCACCCACCTCATACCGATCCTCCTGTGCCGTTCTGTCGCGCGTGATTGCTCAGCGCCGGTCGCAGAATCGTGGCCAGCGCGCCCATCGCAAAGACGTGCAACTCCATGATTCCGAAGCCAATGCCCGCTGCGAGCAGGGCCAGCAGCACCGCGATGTGGCCGCCTGGGGAATCCAGCGAGTCTAGAAATTGATGCCAGTAGGTCACGGCGTTTCGTCTCCATGATCCGCATTACGGATCGGATTACTCTGCACGTTGACGTTCACATTGGGCGGGCTGACGTCGCGCTCAGCGATCAGTACCTGCCAGCCCTGCGACGTCGCCACTGGGATCGCGGCTTCATCGACGAGGAGCGGCGCCAACTGGCGGCGAAATGTCGCCTTGAATCGTTCAGGATGCGTGAGCAGTGCCCATCCCATCGCATTACGCCTCGCCGGTTTCGAGTTGCCGCGTCACCGTCGTCGCACGGGCCGGACTATCCACCCGTGCCCATTTCGAGTCGCGCGCCGCTGCGGCGGCTGCTACATAGTCGCCGCGCTCTAAGGCCGCCAGCATCTGCTTGAACGCCCGGAAGCCGCCCGATCCCACCTGAAACCGCATATCCAGTACCGCCCGCTGGCGCACGGCGTTCAGCCGACCGAACCACGCAAACGTCGCGAGATCGTCCAGGCACGCCCGAATGTCGTTGTCGAGGAGGTAGAACGCTTCGTCTTTCGAGATGCCGCGCCCTTCGAGGTTTCGGCCAACACCAACGGTCAAGTACCCCGCCGAGCACTTGTAGACCGTCAGACGCAGCCCCTCATGCGCGACCAACTGCTGGCGGATCGCATCCCGATCAGCGCTCGTCATGGCCCACGATCCCTTTCGCTTGCAGGCCGACGTAGAGAGTGTTGAGGCTGTGGGCGATCGTGGACACCACGCCCCCGCGCTCATAGACGTCGTGCTTGACCTTTTTCATATCCGAGACGAGCCCGTTGGTCCCGTCCTCGCCGCGGAGAATCCTGAGCACGTCGCGGTTGATGTCCCGTTGCCACAGAAAGGCCCGTAGGAACGCCACGATGCCACCGCCCACCATGACGATGTCGGACAGATGAATCGTGGTGTCGATCTGGAACATCGTGTCCTCACCTGTCCCTTCCCTGCACGGAAACCCGCACGCGCCCCTGTTCGCGGCACCGACTCCGGCCGTTATGGCCTTTAGGCGAGGACCGCGCGATCCCGGTCGCGTGGCACTCGCTCAGGGGACCGATGCGCTGTGCCGCAGCGCGTCGGCTCCCCGCTTGATCTCATCAGAGCCACGGCCGCGCCTTGTAGGCGTTGATGATCTTGGTACGCGCCGCAACAAACTTCGCCACCGTCGCTGGCGCTGAGTACGTGTCGATCACCGCCCACACGATGGCGCTGGCGAGTCGGCCCCGATCCAACTCCGCCACAATCGCCCGATCCAGCTCGGCTTGTTCGTGCGCCGGATCGCTGGCGTTGAACGCATCGATCGTCGGCTGCGCTGCGCTCTGCAGATGCGGCGGCGACACCACCCAGGTCGCCTTGCTGGCGGAGTCCCCAATCGATACGCCCACAATCGGCACGCCGGCCCCTTTAATTGCGGCTTCTACCTGTGCTGCCAGTCCCATCCGACGTTCCTTTGTCTGCGCGGGCGGTGCCGCCGCCGTTGCTGCCATGCGTTACTCCCGGTTCAACAGGCCACCGTGCCGGTCAGGCCGGCCTGTGTCGTCAGCGGTGCGCCATCATCGCCGCGCCACGTTGTCGTACCGACCGCTTCGCTGTATTCCAGCCACGCAAAGAAGTGGTACCCGACGCCAGGCGCAGTTGTCAGGTGCGCGCCATACGCACTCACCGCATTAGCGACGGCATTGTCGTTGCGCGCGGCCAGCGATCCGGTGGCAATGGCGGAGGTTGAATCCAGACCGATACCCGCGAAGTTATTAGTAATGACGTTGGTATTGGAGGAGAGCACCAAGAGCCGCAGGTCCACGATTGTCTCGTTGACCCCAATTACGACGTCGACCTGATTCGCCGAACTGGCGTTAGCTTGCCGCCAAGCGGCCGTCGTATAGGTCCACGAGTTCGCATCCTCTAGCCGCCGTAAGCCGCGCACCACGCGGTTGTAGTAATTCCAGATGTACCGCTTGGTATAGGTGTCATCGGTCTGACCGCCAGAGGCGTTGATGTAGACGGTGCCGAGGTACCGCCGGGTGGTTGCGCCAGACTTGACATACACGCCGTTCTGTAGCGTCAGGGCCGTCGCTCGGGTGGTGGCATTCGTCCACGCCAGCGTTTCGATCGTGACGGTGCCCGCGTTGTCGTACGCGAAGATGTCGTAGGGCCGCGAGGCGGTGAGGCCGACCAGACTGATCGTGATCTCGCTGAAGGTGCGGATGTGCCACGACGCCGTGCCGTCATAGAGCGCGATTCGGTTTCCGCCGTACGGCGTGAAATAGATCGCGGTGGCGCCAGCGACGTCCCCTGTTGTTACTGGCGTACCACTTGTCGCGGTGAGGCGTCCCTGACACACCAGAGCGATCGGCTCGAGATCGCCCGACCGTGGAGACACGTCAATGGCGAGCGTCGTCGAGGTCAGCGCCACGCCCACCGACCGCACATACCCCGCCGGCGCCGTGCTCGTGATCTGCCCAGCCGTGGCGCTCACGTAGTAGGTCGATCCTGCCGACAGACCCGCGAGCGTATCGGCCACGCCGCCCACGCGGAGCGTGGTCGTCCCTCCCGCGCTGACGGTCGCAATGACAAAGCCCAGGATCGGCGTACCGGCGCCGTAACTTAGGTCCGCGTCGGCCTTGTAGGCGCGGCCGGCCGTCAGCCCGCCGGACCCATCGGAGATGTAGGCGAGATCGCCAGCGGCGACGTCCACGCCGGCTACCACACTCAGTTCCACGTTCACCGCGCCGGATGACTGGAGCGCGTAGACGTTGTCGAGCGTCCGCTGCGTCACCCCGGCACTGTTCTTGAGGACGAACTTGTACGCCCGCGGCGACAGGTAGATGCCAACTTCGGACCCGGAGACCTGCGGGAAACCGCCCGCGTTCAGCGTGATCGTGGTGCCATTGGTCACGCTCAGGGCCGAGTCCGAATACGTTGCCAGCGGCGTGGAGGTGCCCGCTTCAAAGGTCTCCACGGTCCCACTCGCCAGCGGGTTGCCGTTCGCGTCCAGAAACTGCGGACGCCAGATCGGCATCACGGTACCGGCCACTACCGCACCTCCGCGCTATAATGGATATCCATGCCGGCTGGATTACTGGTGTTCATCGCCACCTTCCTCGCCACCGGCGGTGACATGCTGGCCACCGTCCTGTCTATTGCCGTCATGTTTGCCATAGTGTGGGCGCTGCGCGCCTTTCTGAAGGCGCACCCCTAGTCTCGAAGCAAATCCGATAACCGATTGCCTACGTAGGTGCCAGTCGCGGTGACGGTGCCCCACGGGAGCGCACGCTTCAGGCCGGTCCACAGATCATCGATTGTCTCGTCGATGTTGGACCGCAGCGCGTACTCACGCATGGCCGATCGATACTGGGCACCTTTGCCGACTGACTCCGCCGCCTGCTCGGCGGCGTGGTTGATCAGGACGCGCAGATTTCCCAGTTCGCGCCGAATGACCGGCGACAGTCTCCGCGTTTCATCCGCTGAAAGTCGGCTAATGTTGGTCGCGTAGTCACGCAACTCCTCGTAATCGATCGGTCCCTTATGCGGATCGGTGGCACGTCGCAGGAAGTCGCGCACCACCTTGGGCATCGTGCCGCCACGCTCCGCCATCGTCATGATGCGGAGCGCCGTATTCCCAGCATTCGCAATATCCACTGGCACCTTGCCAGCCGAGCCCATGACCGCTTGGAAGTTCGCGCCTGCCCGCGCCCGGTTCGGAATCTGTGCTGCGACACCCCGTAGTCCAGCGTTGCCACCTCCGATGGTGACGCCTGCCTGCGTGGCGCGCATCCCAAGTTGCTGCCACTCGTTCTGCGGGGCAAGCCCCCGCTGATTGACAGGATCCTGATAGGGCCGCGACACGTCCAACGCCTCAGGGGCCACCGCGTTCCACCCAGCCCGCGCCAGATCCCCGAGTTGCGCCACCGTGCTCACACCTTCGCGTACAGCACCCACCGCCATACCTGGCAGACCTTCAGCGCCGAGAACACGATCGACCACTCCACGGCGTGGCGCCGCACTAATACCTGTCGCGCGCGTGGCGGCCGTTTGCACGCGGTCAAGCGGCGCGGTGTCATCACGGATCTGGCTGCGATAGACGGGGTACTTTTCAAGCATCGCCGTCACGAGTTGGTCATCCGGCACGTTCGCATACACGGGATACTGCGCCTTGATCCGTTGTGCGAACTCTGCGCGCGAGACTTCGCCAGCCATTACCTCGCGCCTCCCAACCCGAGATTCAGTGGATCGCGGTCGTCCGTCCCCGTCGCGGATCCACCTGCGCTGGCGCCCTCAATCGCCCCCATGAGTTGCTGTATGCGCGCGATTTTTCGGTCCCGCAGGCTCTTGGAGTCGCCTGGGCGGGGGAACATCGCCTTGACGCTTTGAACGTCCTGTTCGGTCAAGACGCCGGTGTGGCCGAGCGCCCGTGCGATTAACGGAGTGAAGCCTGAAATGATCGACTCGTACTCCGCTACGTCGTCATTGAGGTTGATCTGCGCTTTCGCTCGTTCGGCGGCTCCAGCAATCCGCGCGATCGCGCCTTGCTGTGTGTTGATTCTTTCGGATAAATCCGACAGGGACGCCAAGATCGGCTCGGCCTTCGCGTACTGCCGTGCCTCGTTACGCTGCGCCTCCGTCGGTGCTGGTCCGAGGACGTTGCCCTGCGCGTCCGTGACCGGACGCACCGTGTTGCTACCACGATCTAGCGTGCCCACACCTGTCGGTGTCTGAATAACGATTGGCGCCAGTGGCCGGTCGTCCGCCTGCTGGTACCGCCTGCGAGCGTCAGCGATCTGGTCGGCGGTCGGATTTGGGCCGAACTGTCGCACGACGAAATCCTCGAAACTGCCGACAGTTGGCGCATCCGGCGTCATGGGGTTATCCGCGATCGTGTCGCCCGTAACCGGATGGCTAATCCGTGCTCCACGCGGCAGGACCACGCCCTTTTCCGGTTCAGGGAACAACTGCTTGAACCGTTCCGTCGCCGGCAGGATCATCGCCATCCGCGACCGCACCCAACTCTGACCGGGGAAGAACTCGGGCGCGTCTTGTGGCGTTAAGACGCCCTGCTGAATCAACCGATCTCGGCCCGACCGATACGCGGCGTTCATCACGTCGGGCACGTCATTACTCGCCACATCGGCCAGCCATTCCTGCACCGCCTGCGTCTTGGCGGCGAGAGCGCGGGCGGCATCGTCTTGCGCGATCTCTCTGCGCTGGCCCGCGAGCGTGCCCTCGTGCACGCGCCGTTGCAGATCGGCATTGGCGAGCGCCGATTCCTGCTGACGGCGCCCCATCTCGGCGGCGGCGATCGCCTGTGTCCGCGCGTCGATCCGATCCGGCAGCGCGGCGACGCCACGGACGACGTCACCCCAGAGCTGCCCGGACGCCCGCCGCCGGTCGCCCACGACGCGCCCCTGCTCGATCAGCAGATCCGACAGCCGCGCGTTGCTCTGATATGGCATGACTACAGCGCCGCCGAATCCCGATCAAACTCGGCCTGCCACTTCAGCCGATCGAAGATGTCCTGCTGCGACTTCCGCCACATGTCGTAGTCGGTCATAAATTCATTGAAGCCGCGCGTGTAGTTCTCGTCGTCGGTGGCATCCGCGAGGCCGTATGTGGCGAAGGCATTGCCGACGTTGGTGGTGTAGTCCTGGAATTTGTTATTCCGGTTGGTCTGGAAGGCGTTGTAGCGGTTGCCTTCGTTCAGCTCAAACTCACCGCGCCGTCGACCGTAGAAGTCGCCGTACCCCTGTCCGGCAAAGCCCTGGTTGTAGGCGAGCAGATCCTTGAGCGTGCCGCCTGACCGCGCTAGCCCCTGCGCCGCCTTGCTGTTCATCAGGGCACGCTCGCCTTCTCGGCGTCGAAAGTCGTAGCCTGGATCGGACTCGATCATGTCCTGCCAGCTCGGTGCCGTGAACGTGCCCGGCGTGTACGCCTCGGACTGGAACGGCTCAAACGTCGGCAGCGCCGCCGCGCGTTCCGGTCTCACGAACGCGCCGGGATACTGCCCAAGCAGTGACGCCAAGGTTGGTGGCTCGCTGGGCGGTGGCGTCGGCGTCGGCGTTGGCTCCGGCGTCGGTGACGGGGTCGGCGCTGGACTCGGCACCGGCGCCGGTGCCGGATCGGCCACATCGGTAGTGCCTGTAGGCGCTGCGGCTAATTCAGCCGGATCGATCCCGTAGTCGGGATCGCCCCACTGGCGTCCCCACGGGTCCGGCCCGTAATACCCCCCACCCGGATCCGTCTCCATCGTGCCGCCGATGGGGTCGCTGTAGTAGTCGTCGTAACGCAGGGCCATCAGATCCTCACAACAGGGCGGCGAGCGACTTGCGATCGCGCCGCGGGATATTAAGGGGCGAGGCAAATACTTCCGGTTGTGGCGCAAGGAGGCTTGAGAGCGTGCGATAGCCTTGGCCGGCGTTGGCGCGGAACGGGGCGAGGCGCGAATCCCGTGCGTCCTCCCGCGACCACAGCCGACCGCGTTCCTCGAGGTATTGCGCCTGCTGCCGCTCGTCGCGTCGCCGCTCCTCGGCGAGGGCTTCGCGGAGATAGGCGAGCTGGTCGTCGGCCGCTTGACTGTTCGCGCGGTGCTGCATGTAGCCGCCGAGCAGTTGCCCACCCAGGCCGATCGCTTCCCGGCCACCGGGCGTCCCCGCCCACTGGCGCACCGACGAGAAGAACCCCGGCGCACCGGACGCCCCCACGAGGCCCGGTGCCGCGCTGGTGCCCGCCA